GGACTTACAACGCTTTGAGGCTGGCGTATCACGATTATGTCCTGTTGGTCTTACTCAGCCTCGCCTTGATGCACTCATCAGCTTTTCGTTCAATGTGGGGTTAGGCAACTTGCAGCGCTCAACGCTTAGGATGCGCCATAATCGTGGCGACTATACGGGAGCGGCGCAAGCGTTTAGAATGTGGACAAAAGCAGGCGGGAAAGAGTTGCCTGGGCTAGTCAAACGCCGCCGCGATGAAATGGCCCTCTACATGAGCAACTAATCATGCCACTTGTTCCCATTAAATTGCCACCAGGCATTTATCGAAACGGCACCGAGTATCAGTCTCAAGGCCGTTGGTATGACGCCAATCTTGTGCGCTGGTTTGAAGGCACATTGCGCCCAATGGGCGGATGGCGTAAATGGTCAAACAATCAAGTATCAGGTGTGCCGCGTGGCATGTATGCGTGGCGCGACAACTCATCAAATGTTTGGCTAGCCGTTGGCAGCGCTTCCAAGTTGTACGTTTACCAAGGCGATGGCGATTACGCAGACATTACGCCAACGAGTTTTAGCGCAGGCCGCACTGATGCCACAGGATCAATCGGTTATGGCAGCGGTGACTATGGCGAGCAGGCTTATGGCGTTGCACGCATTCCATCAAGCAATTCAGGTGTGCTTCCCGCCACAACCTGGTCTATGGATAACTGGGGCCAGTATCTTGTGGCGTGTTCCGATTACGATGGAAAACTTTACGAATGGCAGCTAGACTTTGCAACGCCAACCGATGCAGCGGCGATTACTAACGCGCCAACGAGTTGCAAAGGATTGGTGGTTAGCGAAGAGCGATTTTTATTTGCCCTTGGCGCAAGTGGCGACCCGCGAAAGGTTGCTTGGTCAGATCAAGAGGACAACACAACGTGGACCGCTGCCGCTAACAACCAAGCGGGTGACTTTATTCTTTCAACGCCAGGCTCGATCATTTGCGGGCGCCGCGTGCGCGGTGGGTTGTTGATCCTTACTGATGTGGATGCCCACTTGGCGCAGTACCAGGGGCCGCCATATGTTTATGGTTTTGAAAAGGTTGGCACAGGGTGTGGCGCTGTGGGCGTGCTGAGTATTGCCGCCGCTGATACGTTTGCCGTTTGGATGGGTTCGTCAGGCTTTTGGCTATACGATGGTTATGTGAAGCCATTGTCATCCGATGTGTCTGACTATGTGTTTCGGAATATGAATCGAGGCCAGATTAGCAAGGTCAACGCCGTTCATAATTCAAAGTTTGCAGAAATCGTTTGGTTTTACCCGTCATCCGAAAGCAACGAAATTGACAGTTATGTGGTGTGGAATTATCGAGAAAATCACTGGACGATTGGAAACTTAGGAAGAACAGTTGGAACCGGCCAGGGCGTGTTTACATCGCCACTGATGTGCTCATCCGATGGGTACGTTTACGAGCATGAGGCCGGTTGGGACTATGATGGCAGTACGCCATACGCTGAATCGGGTCCGTATCAGATTGGCGTTGGTGACAATTTGCTTGTGGCGGATCAACTTATCCCTGATGACTTGACGCTTGGCGATGTAACGGCAACGTTCAAAACGCGTTTGTATCCTACGGCCACCGAAACAACGCATGGCCCATATTCGTTAGCCAATCCCACGTCAGTGCGCCTACAGGGCAGGCAAGTGAAGGTTCGCGTCAATGGGAACAACAACACCGATTGGCGTGTTGGCATCATGCGCTTTAACGCCAAGCAAGGTGGCAAACGATGAAACTGCCGCGCCCTGGCGTTGATTATGACCAGATCGAAGAGCAATCGTTTCGGCGTGCTTTGGAGCTGGCTGACACGATCAATCGCAAAAAGAACGCCAACATCGAAATGGGTCAGGATGAACTGATCATCATTCGTTCGCCCAATGGCACCCGTTACTCATTAGCGGTATCAAACGCTGGCGTCTTGAGCGCCACCACCATGTAAGGAATTGCCATGGCTATCATTAAAGTTGGCGGCATTGAATGGGACACAACAAAAAGCCTTGATGTTAAACAAGGCTATGTTGCCAAATTACTTGAAAAATACACGCCATCACAGGTTAGGTCTTTAATCATTGCGAATGATCCTGGTTATGAGTCATGGCGTACAAATGAAGATCAAATTTTTGACTTGCTTGGCATTCCAATTGAACAGCCAGAACCAGTTTCGCAAGCGCAAAATGATGAACAGCCTGTTTACTATCAAGACTCAGGACTTCTTGAAACTGGTGCGCCTGGTGAAGAACAGCCTAGCCAGCCAGCGCGTTTAACAGCCATACAAGAACTTGTTCAGTCCGCAAAAAGGTTTGTCCCTACCGAACAGGGTTATGACGTTACTTATGACCCAATTAAGATTGGCGGCAAAGAATATTTAGTTCTCAATGAAAACACCATTGTTAGAAAGGCCGATAGTCAGTCAGGCGTGCCTAGCGGTGAAGTTCGTTATGAATACATTGATCCGCAAACATCGCAGATTACATCAAGCGTTCAAAAACCATCGTCATTAACAAATCTTGCAAGAATTGGCGGGCAGCTTTTAACCACTTACGTTTTAGGGCAGTTAGGGTCAGGGTTGATGCAGGCGTTTACGCCATCTGTTATGACAGGCGGGCCTATATCCACAACAGGACTTTCCGCCACAGAAGCAGCAACGCTCATTGACTCTGTACAAACTGAAGCCATTCGTGCCGCTCAAGCGGCGGGAATTAGCGATCCAAACATTTTGGCGCAAGCGGCAGATGTTGCCAAAGGCTTAATCGGAACTGGTTTAACAGGCAGCGACATTATTTCGTCAGCGGTTGATACTGCAAAGGCCACAGCAGCAACTGGCGCCGTAAGTGCGGCAGGAAACATTATTGGTGGCGGCGGACAGATAACGTCAGGAGTTTCATCGTCAACGCCAATTGTTGCTGGTGGTGGCTTGGCATCAACGGCTGGTGCCGTGACTTCAAACCTTCCTGCGGCAACAGCAACGAGCGGATTGCAACAAGGATTAACGCCACAGCAATTTGATCAATTTTTACAATCAAATTTATCTGAACTTGAAAAGTCTGTGGTTGATCGCATTAGCGAAGCGTCAGGACTTACGCAAGAAAATGTATTAAACGCAATTAGCAGTTCAGGCGGAAGTTTGGTTGGTGCTATCAATTCGCTTGGTCTTGATGTTACCAGCACGCTTGGCGATTTGATGGGTAGGTTTTCTGATTTTGGCGATGTTGTTTCAACAGGCTTAAATCAGAGTCAAAACGCCATAATCAATACAATTGGTCAAAACATCAACTCCAAGTTTGAAGGTCTTGGCGGTTTGCTTACAGGAAGTTTTGAAAGCCTTGGACAGGGTTTGCAAAACGTTGGCGGGTTATTGACAAGCGGATTTGAGAACTTATCAGGACTTTTCAAAGAGTACCCATCATTGCTTACAACGGCTTTGGTTGCGGCTGGAACAAAATTGCTTGATCAGTCTAGAGATGGTCAGCAAGAAGTTGCTCCTTTTGAATTTGATCCAGGAAAAGGTTTAAGTTACACGCAGCGAAGCGCCGTTGCCCCAGTATCGCCATTGCAATATGGCTATGGGCCAGAGCAGGGTTTGCTTACAGGCATCAGGCAACCATCTAACGTTGCAGGAACGCAAGCGGCAAATCTTGCCGCCATGCAAGCCGCAGCACCAACCGCAGGCTTATTGGCGGCTAACCAAGCCGTAATGGATCAAGCCCGCCAAGTATCAACAAAATCAGCGTTGGATAAGGCTGCGTTTTACAACAATTTGCGCGGCCGTGGTTACAGCGATCAGCAAATCCAAAACCTTGTTGGCGCATCGATTGGCTATCAAACGCCACAAGATTTCAACTACCTTCGCCAACTCGGCCAAACCGTACAGATGGCGCCGCAACTCCAACAACGAACCGCCGAAGGCAAAGCGTCTTACTTCAATGATTTGCTCAATAGCGGTTTGAATTACGATCAAGCATTGAGCGTGATCAACACGGGCGTTGGTCAGCAAACCAATCAAGACTTACTGGAACTTGGTAGATTAGCATCTGCCCAACGCGCACAACCGATGGCAATGCTAGGCACTGCGCCAGGCGCGTTTAGCCAAGGCTTATTGGCTGGCGGATTCCCATCAGTGGCCGGGCAAACCTTATTGGGGTTTGGCGCAACGTGAATGATTTAGCGCACTGGGATCGATGCTCGCCATACCTTGAGGCGGCGTTGCGCTTTAGCCATGGAACGCATACCATTGAAGACATACGCAAAGCGGTAATTGACAAGGCAATGCAATTCTGGCCTGGTCAGCAGTCCGCAGTCATCACTGAAGTCCACGTTTACCCGCAAAAGAAATGCCTCCATTACTTTCTGGCTGGCGGCAAACTGGAAGAACTCTCAGCAATGCGTCCAATCATTGAAGTTTGGGCGCGTCAAATTCAATGCACTCACATAACGTTAGCTGGAAGGCGTGGTTGGTTGCGTACGTTTTTAGCTGACGAAGGTTACAAAGAACGATGGACGGTTATGTCCAAGGAGCTACTATCATGAGTAAAGGCGGATCGGGTGGAACGCAAGTTGTAAGGACCGAAGCGGACCCTCAGTTAAAACAACTTGCCATGCAAAACTATGAGTTTGCGCAACAAGTTGCTGGTCAACCTTACACACCGTATGAAGGTGCGCGTCTTGCAGCACCAACTGCCGCCACAACCATGGGATTGCAGCAATTAGCGCAAGCCGGTCAGGTTGGGCCTGGTACGGCAACGGTTGATTACGCAACATCATTGGCGATGCAGCCAACAGGTATTGCGCAAAACATTGGGCAATTTGCCAATCCGTTCCAAACGCAAGTGATCAACACGGCGTTGCAAAACATTGAGATGCAACGCCAACAGCAACAACTTGGCAATCAAGCCGCCGCCACTCGCGCCCGCGCCTTTGGCGGATCGCGCCAGGGCGTGCAAGAAGCGCTGACGAATCAGGCAGCACTCATGGCCGCAGGCCAAACGGCTGGCAATTTAGCTTATCAAGGGTTTGGTCAGGCGGCGCAACTTGCGCAGCAAGACGTTGCGGCTCGCCAGGCGCAGGCTGCGCAACTGGCAGGATTGGGCGCACAACAACAAGCGATTCGCAGTCAACAAGCACAGCAATTACTTGGCGTTGGCGCTGCCGAACAAGGTATGCAACAACAGCAACTTGATTTGGCGTATCAAGATTTCCTACGCCAACAGGGTTACCCGTTGCAACAATTGGGAATTTTGCAATCAGCACTTGGTCAAGTTCCTGCCGGTCAGGTACAAACATCACCGATTTACCGCAATGTTGGATCATCAATTCTTGGCGGTGCATTGGCCGGTAATACACTTGGACCGTCACTTGGGTTAGGTGCCGGTGGTGGTGCTTTATTTGGCGGTTTACTTGGACTGCTGTAAGGAATAGTCATGGCAACTTCACTCGGTTTACTTTTTGGTGGCGGGGAAGAAGAAGATGCGCTTGCAAAGCTTCTTCGTGCGCAATCCCCAGGTTTAGCGGCGCAGTCTGAGCGCCAGGCGGCACTGCAAGCCGCCGCTGCGTTACTGCAAGCCGGTGGCCCGTCAAGAGCGCCCGTAAGCTTGGGGCAGGCGCTTGGAGGTGCATTGCAAGCCGGGCAGCAAGGCTATCAAGCTGCGCAGCAGCAAGGGTTGCAGCGTGCTATGACTAATATGCAACTTGGCGAAACCATGCGCAAACAGCAAGAGCTAATGCAAGCACGCCAAACATTGCAAAACATTCCTGGCTTAACGGATGTGCAGCGAGCCTTAATCCAGGCAATGCCACCAGATAAAGCCGCAGAATTTATCGCCAAACAGACCGAGGAAGAATACGGACAAACACCTCAACAAGTCATGATTGGCGGTATTCCTGCACTTGCTGCGTTTTCAAAACGCGGAAACATGAAGGTTTTGGCGGCACAACCAACGCCAAACACAACGCAAATCGACGCAGGAAACGAAATAATTATTCGAGATACTCTAACCGGCACAATTATTCAGCGCATTCCTAAAAACATGACACCAGGTGAGCAAGCGCGTCTTGGCGTTGACTTACAACGAGTTGGCATTGAAAAGCAACGTGTTGGTATTGAGCAACAGCGTGTTGGCCTTGAAGGTATGCGGGTCGGCATGGATAGAGAGCGATTAAAAATCGCTCAGCAAGAGGCAGAGCGAGCCGGGTTTGAACTTAAGGAAACCGATCAAGGGTTCCAACTCATACCGCGCACACCAGGTGCGGCTGCGGTGCCAATTACAGGTGCGACAGGCGAACCTGTAAAAGGCGTGTCAGGCACTAAAGCAACCGAAGGTCAGTTAAATGCGGCTGGTTATGCAAGCCGCATGATGGAAGCGGAAAAAATCATTGGTGAACTTCCTGCTGCCGCGCAACGCGTTGGTCCCTTAACGGCTATGGCGGGAGCTATTCCTTTGGTTGGTGGCGTTGCAGAGCGTTCAATGATGACGCCTCAACAGCAACAGGTACGCCAAGCGCAAGAAGATTGGGTGCGATCAAAATTGCGTAAAGAGTCTGGTGCTGTTATTGGCGATGAAGAGATGTCAAGAGAGATCAAGACGTACTTTCCTCAGATTGGCGATTCACCGCAAGTTATTGCTCAAAAGACAAGAGCAAGACAGATTGCAATTAACGCCATGCAAACATCGGCTGGTCCGGCTATGTCGCAAGTTATGGCACCGCCACCAGCAACAAAAGCGCCGGTCGCAACAGGGCAAAAACGTTATCGCTTTGAAAATGGACGCTTGGTGGAGTATTGATCATGGCAAAAACGGTTGATATTCCAAGCATTGGCACCGTTGATTTTCCCGATGCAATGTCTAATGACGAGATTGAAAAAGCAATCCGTCAATTGTTGGCGGAGCGAGCGCCGGTTCAGCAAATGCTGCAACAAGCGCAGCAAGCACAACAGGTTTCTACGCCATCACCTGGTGGCATAGGAAGGCAGTTAGGACTTACCGCAAGAGCGGCTATAACGGGTGCAGCAGCGCCGGTAACAATGATTGCTGATCCACTAACAGCACTCATGAATATGGCGGCTGGAAGAACAGTTGCTGCGCCGCCATCACAAACCTTGCAAGGTTTACTTACATCAGCAGGCTTGCCGCAAGCAGAAACACCGCAAGAGCGTGTATCGCAAGATGTGGCACAGGCGCTTTCTGGCACAGGCGCAACTGCCGGTGCGGCAAAACTTGCATCACAAGCCGTTACATCACCTGTTTCGCGTGAGGTTTTGCGCATACTTGGCACTGATCCACGAGCGCAAGCCATTGCCGCTGGCACAGGCGCAACTGCCGCAAGCATGGCGCGTGCAGAAGGTCTTGGGCCAATGGCTCAATTAGGCTTAGGCATGATCGGATCGGTTGCGCCAGGTGCCGCGCCAATAGTTAGTCAAAACGTTGCTCAGCGTGCAAGGCAAGTTGTCTCGCCATTCACACAAGAGGGCAGAGAGATTATTGCTGGTCAAGTGTTGCAACGAGCGGCAACCAATCCAGAGCGTGCGCAGCAAGCACTTATGCAGGCCGAGCAATATATTCCTGGGTCTCGCCCAATGACAGCCGAAGCGTCAATGGACCCTGGTTTGTTGGCATTGCAGAATCCACTTGCTAAGACGCTTGATATACAAAACCTGATCGGTCAGCGCATATCGCAAAGCAATGCGGCAAGGATGCAATTGCTAAATCGTTTATCTGGTGGCGGACCGGAGGCAATTGTTGCGGCAGAGGCTAAACGTGAAGCGGTTACAGCGCCAATGCGTGAGGCGGCATTCGCCAAATCACTGAATGAGTTTGGTCCTGTTGCAACAACGCCCATTACCGCAGCTGTCGATGACGTGCTATCTGGAGCGACAGGCAATCGCCAACCCGTTGAAAAAGCCATGATGTGGTTGCGCGGACGCATTGAAAACGCTGGCAATACGCCTGAACGCATTTACAACGTCCGCAAAGATATTAACGACGCCATATCTGGTGCGCTTGAAAAGTCTGATCCTGGTTTGCGTTTAGCATCGCGTGAACTGATTGCAGTGCGCAATGTTTTAGACAATGTTCTTGAGTCATCATCGCCAGGGTTTAAGAATTATCTTGCGCAATACGCCAAGATAAGTAGGCCCATTGATCAAATGCGTGCGCTGCAAGAGATAAAAGCAAATTCGACGATGGCGGCACCGGACATCACAACTGGTATGGACATTTTCAGCCAGGCTAAATTACGCCAACAATTAAGGTCACGCGCCGAAGAGTTAGGGCAAACACTTTCTGAATCACAGGCTCGCCAAGTGGATGACTTAATGCGTGACTTGAATCGTTCAGCGTCAACAACATCGGCTGTTGCGCAGCGACCAGGTAGCGACACATTCAAAAACTTTTCAACGGCTAACTTAATTGGCGCTATTTTCTCTGACGCATTGGCGGACAATACAACGCTTCGATCGTTAGCGCGTCCACTTGATTTTCTTTACAAGTTGCCAGATGAGCAAATTTCACGCCTTATGGTTGAGGCTATGCTCGATCCAAAACTAGCCGCACAGATGATGCAAAAAGCAACCACGATGAGCATTAAACCCGTCGCCAATCAGCTGAGAAAGAAAGCTAGAGAACTTGGCTTGGCACCTTTCATTTCGGCTGGAATGGAGTAAACTCACCCTCGGAACTTCTCCTGTGCATCTCGCCCTCTCAGAGATGTTGAGCCACCTACCGTTGGTGGCTTTTTTTTGACCGTTTATCGGAAATAGATTAAGCATTTCGCCATTGCGATTATGATGGCGATCTATGAACAAGATCATTCTAGGGATTGACCCAGGCCTTAGCGGTGCCATCGCCGCTATATCTCAACAAAAACTCATGAGCGTATTCGACATGCCAACGGTGGAGCGTAAGGTTGGCAAGTCAGTGAAACGCTTCGTATCGCCACACGAACTGCACACCGAGTTGGCGGCATTCCTAATCGATCACGAATGCGAGGCATGGATTGAGCAAGTATCCGCCATGCCTGGTCAGGGTGTGACCTCAATGTTTAACTTTGGTCGCTCGCTCGGTAACGTAGAGGGTGTCTTGGCATCGCTCAAGATCCGTTACCACTTTGTGCCACCGCTCACCTGGCAACGTGCCGTACGTTTAACAGGCGGCAAGGAAGGCGCACGAGCGTTGGCGATGCAAATGTTCCCGGAGATGAGTTCAGCGTTTAGCCGCGTTAAGGACAACGGACGCGCCGATGCTGCGCTCATTGGTTTATTTGGCTCAATGCAAACTTAAGAGGAGTTCCATGGAAACGCAAGAAGTAAGGAATCTGAAAGAACTGTTGGCGTATACACGCCAGCTTATGGCGGAAACGGACGGCAAGTTAAGAGAGGCGCGGCGTTTCATTGGCGCTATTGCTGATGTTGAAGATCTCGGCGGCAGGGTTGGTGAAGATGTTCGCAGCCGCGCCATGTTTGTCTTGCAAAGGATCATGTGATGTTGATCCAACAAAACGGCGAGACAGTGATTCTGGTGGATAGGCCAAAGATTGGATCGGCTTATGAGCCGCCAAAGCCGAACTACTTGGCGGATGACCAGTTATGGATTCAGTCGGTCTTTACGTTTAAGCGCGTTCCGGCTTACGCCATTCGAGATAGGCAAGCCAAGTTGCTGTTGCTTGGTTCGCTTTACTTTGGCGCTGTCTTGATGCTTGGACAGGTTGCACGCTTTTTGCTGCAACGATAAAGATGTTTACGAGGAATCTTTCGTTCAATGCTTTATGGCGAGCATTGTTTCGCCAATCGAAAAAGGATCGGGTATATGGAACAAAAAGTGACTATTGCTGCAACAGCAACTGTTATCAGGGCAGAGACTGTCCACTCAGAGCATCAGGCGGACGATACGTTTGGTTTCGAGGCCATCGCTCCGAAGAAAGGAAGAACGCCAAAAGCGACGGTTGAGATTGGCGAACTTGAAAAACGTTTGAACATTGCACTTGAGAACCTGGCCGATTGCGTTGAAACGCTCAAGGGTTTGGAGTCCTACGGACGGTTCAATGATGGCGTGACGCGCAGGCGTGCTTTGGAGTGCTTAAAGCGCATTGGGGCGTGGGGTAACGAATGAAGATGATTGTTTCAACGGTCAAGCCTGATCGCTCATCGCTTCATGTGCTGGCGGCAAGCGTGGATGCGTATGCGCCAGAGGTTGACCTTTGCATACAAAACGGAACGGGTCCAACGTTTGGAGAAGACTACAACCGGGCGATTAAGCACTTTATGTCTGCCAGTGACGAAGGCGTGATCATCGCCAATGATGACATTGTGCTTACGCCTTATTCGTACCGGTTGTTGATGGAAGACGTTGAAGCGCTCACCAAGGTATGCAACAAAAAACTAGGGTTTGTTGGTGCGCGTTCAGACTTTTCCAGGCCGTCGCAAAACATACGCGTGCCGCGTGATGGCGCAGATACTTATGCCGGTATGCGCTGGAGATCAGAGGGCGCTATGCGCCGCCATCATGTGATCAGCCCGTTGTTTGCTTACCTTCCACGCGCAGCGTTTGAGGCCGCGCAGTTTCCGCCATTGAATTGGTTTTCGGATGATGTGATGTGCGCCGATCTAGTCAAGCTAGGCTTTAAGCACTTTATATCACGTTCTTATATTCATCATGTTGGGTCGATGACCATTGGCTTGGATATGCAACAAAATCTTGAAGCAAGTAAGCCATGGTTGCTTGAACATCGACCAGAGTATTGCACTGAGTGGGGTATTTAATGGGAAGCGTGAAAGGAACAAAGGCTGCGCGTATTCAGCGTACAGAAGATCTGTTGAAGTACCTCAAAACAAGATCAACACTTGTTACTGTGTACTGTTTAGCAGAGCGTTTCAAGTGCACAACGAAAACAATTCAATGCGCACTGTTGCCGCTGTTGCAAGAAAACATTGTGCGTTCAGAGAAGATCCTGCATAGGCGATCGGTATCGAGCAAAGCCATGATGGTTAACGCGTACATCATGGTTGAGGTGCAGGAAAAGAAAGAGCGCAAGAAGCGCGACACAAACTTTTGGAACAATCCATTTAAGATCAAACATGAAGCCAATCAGATTAGTTACATGCACCAGGCATGACCGAAAAGGTTTTGCGCGAACGCCACTCGGCGTAACGATTTCGCGGTTTGCGCATTTGTCATTCATTGAAGTGCAACTGTTCACCAACAACACAGCCGGTCTGAGCCAACGCTACAACGAAGCCATTGAAATGGCTAAGAACGATCCGGCGATCTTAGTGTTTGTGCATGATGATGTAGAGATCATGGATTGGTGGTGGTTTCTGCGTTTGGGACTTGCACTGC